AACGGAGCAGGTAAGAGCACCATTTTGGATGCTCTTACTTTTTCTTTGTTTGGAAAACCATTCCGTAAGATTAATAAACCAATGCTGGTTAACAGTATTAACGAAAAGGAATGTCTTACTGAAATTGAATTCAGTGTGGGAAAGAAAGACTATAAAGTTATCCGTGGAATCAAACCGAACAAGTTTGAGATCTATTGCAACGGTCAACTTTGGAACCAAGAGTTTTCTGCTGTAGAACAACAAAAGAACTTTGAGGCAAACGTCCTCAAGATGAACTACAAGTCATTCACACAAATCGTTGTGCTTGGTTCTTCTACCTTTGTGCCGTTCATGCGTCTGCCTTTAGCACAACGCCGTGAGATCATTGAAGACATCCTTGACATTCAAGTCTTCTCTACCATGAATGTCCTTCTAAAAGATAAGGTCAGGGAGAACAATGATGAGATCAAGACATTAGACTATCAAGTTCATCTTCTAGAAGAGAAGATTGATCTTCAGAAGAAGTACATGCTTGAGTTGGAGAAGAAAACCAAAGAAGAGATTACAAGAAAAGAAAATAAAATCTCTGAATTGTTACAGAGTGAAAACAAAAACCACCAAGAGATTGCGCGTCTGTCTTCTGAAGTACAAAAACATTCTGAAGAAATGGAAACGCTATCTTCCTGTACAACAAAACTAAAGAAGTTAAACACTTTTCTTTTTAAAATACAATCTAAGTTAAACAGTTGTCAAAAAGAACACTCGTTTTTTACAGACAACCATGTTTGTCCTACCTGCACTCAAGACTTAAGTGAAGAGTTTAGACAAGAAAAGATTACTGAAGGTGAAGGTGAATTAAATAATTTACATATTGGTCTTCAAGATCTTCAGGATGCTATCTCAAAAGAAGAGGAGCGAGAAAATGAATTCACGCGACTATCAAAAAATGTACTTAGCCTTAACGCTTCTATTGCTCAAGCGAATTATCAGATTACTACCATACGAGAAGGAATCGGTGATTTAGAAAAAGACATCAAAGAACTGGAAGGAACTAATCCTGACAAGAAAGCAGAGTTTGTTAAGCTTGAGGGTCTTGTTAAGAATAAAAAAGAATTGAATGCTACTCTAGCAGAGAACAAGAAGGATCGTGATACACTACTGGTAGCATCGCAGTTGTTGAAAGACAATGGAATTAAGACACGTATTATCAAGACGTATCTTCCAGCGATGAATCAGTTGATCAATCAATATCTCCAGCGTATGGATTTTTATGTCAACTTTACTCTGAATGAGAACTTTGAGGAGATCATCAAATCTAGATACCGTGATGTGTTTTCTTATGATAGTTTCAGTGAAGGAGAAAAGTCTCGTATTGATATCGCTTTGTTGCTTACTTGGCGTTCTATCGCTAAACTTAAGAATAGCGTGGATACTAACCTTCTCATACTAGATGAGATCTTTGACAGTTCGCTTGACCAGCAAGGTGGTATGGATCTCAGTTGGATTCTACGTAACTTCGATGACAAATCAAACGTTTATGTAATTAGTCATAGAGAAAATTTAGACGGAAAGTTTGAAAGAACTTTGACTGCAGTGAAGGAAAAGAACTTCTCTGTGATACAGCAGTCAGTTTCCGAACTGGACTAGGGGTGCCTTCGGGCACCTCTTTTTTTGTATATACTATATGCATCAACGCAAGAGACCCATGCAGACCCAGGAGATCAAAGGTAACCTCGCCCGCCTGCTCGCTACTGAGAACCTGATTGTAGAGCACCGTAAGGTTGCTACAGCATCGTTTGACGTTGACCGCCGTGTGCTTACCCTGCCTAACTGGGACCGTGCTTCTAGCACTGTATACGATATGCTTGTGGGTCATGAGGTAGGACACGCTCTGTTTACTCCTAATGAAGACTGGAGAAATATGTTTGATTGTCCTAAAGACTTTGTGAATGTCATTGAGGATGCACGTATTGAGAAACTGATGAAGCGCAAGTACCCTGGTCTGCGTAAGTCTTTTGCTGGTGGTTATAAAGAACTGAATGATCAAGACTTCTTTGGTATTGTTGACGAAGATCTCAGCAAACTGAGTCTGATTGATCGTATCAACCTGCACTTCAAGGTTGGTGCTAGCGCCATGATTCCTTTTTCTATTGAGGAGCAGGTGTTCGTTGCTCGCACTGATGTCGCTGAGACTTTTGAGGAAGTCTGCCAGATTGCAGTTGATGTGTATGAGTTTTCTAAACAAGAGAACGTTGTTGAACAAACACCTCCAGTAGAACCACAAGGATCTGCTGAGTCTGAGGACGCTGAAAACGAAAGCGTCGATGCCGAACAATCTGAGCAGCAAAATCCCACGGCGGGTATCAACAATGCTGGTCCTATTGAAGGAACTGAAGAGGAAGAAGAGGATGAGGAAGAGGAAGAGGAAGAAGTTGGTGGATCTACTGGAGGTGGTGAGACTTCCCAAACTCAACGGTCATTTGATTCTTCTGCTCAAGATCTGACCGATCGTTATTCACGCAATACTTATTATGTTGAAATTCCAGAAGATGTAAACACTTCTGATTACATTGTTGACTGGACTGAGATTCATGATTGGATCGACCAACAGCGTAATGCTTTCTGTGAGTCTCGTGATTGGGGATCTGATGCCTACATATACGTAGATCAAGCTTATGTTGAGTATCGTAAGCAATCTCAAAAAGAAGTAAACTATCTGGTAAAAGAATTTGAGTGCCGTAAGTCTGCTGACGCTTATGCTCGTGCAGGTCAATCTAAGACTGGTGTGCTTGATACTACTAAGCTTCATACTTATAAGTACAATGACGACATCTTCAAGAAAGTAACTGTCCTGCCTGATGGTAAGAACCATGGCATGATCTTTATTCTTGATTGGTCTGGATCTATGGGTAACGAACTTCTTGCTACTGTGAAGCAAGTTCTGAGTCTCACTGCGTTCTGTAAGAAAGTTCAGATCCCATTTGAAGTCTATGCATTTACCAATGAGTGGGCTATTGTTGATCGCGTCAAGAATGGCACTGATGAATACCTTTCTAACGAAGAGTATTTCAAGGCAAGAGAATGCCACGAAGGTAAAATCTTTCTCAACAAAGGAAAGTTTCACTTGATGAATGTTATTTCATCTCGCTCTAATGCCAAAAACTATGATCGCATGTGCATCAACCTCTTCCGTGAAGCATATGGATATCGTTACCACACCACTTATCATGCAACTGTTGGTGTTGGTCTTTCTGGCACTCCTTTGAATGAAGCGATTGTCATGCTTAACTATCTGATTCCTGAGTTCAAGAAACAGAACGATATTCAGAAAGTCAATGTTTGTGTTCTGACTGATGGAGAATCTTGCCAAGCATCGTATGGTCGAAAGTATTACAATGACCATAAGGATGAGTTTTATGTTCGTCCTGTCCGTCTTGATTACAATTCAGTTCTTCGTGATCGTAGCACTGGTCGTGTATATGCTTCTTGTGATGGTTGGGCTGAGATGACTAACACTTTTATCACTCAAGTTCGTGATCGTAACCCTGACGTTAACATCATTGGTTTCCGTATCATGAGTGGAAAAGGTATGTCTTCTTTTGTTTCTCAGTATGCTGATCTCAAGCACTACGATCAAATCCAAAAGCAATGGAAGAAAGAACGATCTGCAATCATTCCTATGCCGAAGAGTTATACTTCTCTCTACATTCTGAACAACAATTCTCTTAACGAGGATGCTGAGTTTGATGTTGAGTCTGGTGCTAAGAAAGGAGAGATTACCCGAGCATTCAAGAAAATGCTTGGTAGTAAGTCCACGAACAAGAAACTGCTTAGTTCTTTCATTGAGTATGTCGCCTGAGCAACTGTCCACTAGGGGTCGCTGAGACCCCATCCCCAGACTATACTTACTTCATACGAAACAAACCAATGCCTGCCAAGTCCGACCTGACCACTGCCCAACTGACTGCTTTTCTGTCCAAGAACTACGGCAACGATATTAACGCTGATGCTGTGCGTCACGCTTGCCTTGAGTTCGGTGTGACCTATCCTACTGCTGTCAAGCGTCTGCGTGAATTTTATGTCAAGCGTGGCACTTGGAACCTGACTGTGCAGGAACGTCTTGAGCAGACCTATGATGCACCTGCTGCTGCTCCTGCTGTTCAAGAATCTGTCCAGCAGAACCTTGTTCCTGTCAAGGATAGTAACTATGTACCGTTCGGTAACTTCTCTGACGTAAAGAAGATCATTCAGTCTCGTATCTTCTACCCTACTTTTATCACTGGTCTGTCAGGAAACGGTAAGACTTTCTCTGTTGAGCAAGCATGTGCTGCACTAAATAGGGAGTTGATCCGTGTGAACATCACCATTGAAACCGACGAAGATGATCTTATTGGTGGGTTTCGTCTTGTTGATGGTAACACTGTTTGGCATAACGGACCCGTCGTGGAAGCTCTTGAGAGGGGAGCTGTGCTGCTTCTAGACGAGGTTGACCTGGCATCTAACAAGATTCTGTGTCTGCAATCTGTGCTGGAAGGCAAGGGTGTCTTCCTGAAGAAGACTGGTCGCTATGTCCAACCTGCTGCTGGTTTCAACGTCATCGCTACTGCCAACACCAAGGGCAAGGGTTCTGATGACGGACGTTTCATCGGCACCAATGTTCTTAACGAAGCATTCCTTGAGCGTTTTGCATTGACCTTCGAGCAGGAGTATCCTACCCCTGCTATTGAATCGAAGATTCTGAAGATGGTTGCAATGTCTCTTGCTGTTGCTGACCACAAGTTCTGTGAGAACCTTGCCAACTGGGCAGACATCATCCGCCGTACCTTCAAGGATGGTGGTATCGACGAGGTAATCTCTACCCGTCGTCTTGTCCACATCATGCGAGCATATGCTATCTGGGGTGACCGTATGAAAGCGATTAAAGTTTGTGTAAACCGTTTCGATGATGAGACCAAGCAGTCATTCATCGAACTCTATGATAAAATTGATGCTGATGTTAACACGGAGGAAGAAGATGCCACAATCCAGAACTGATAAGTTCCACGGTTACGTAAACAATCTTGCCGTTCTAGACAGCGGCAAGACTGTTAAGATCCTGGGTGGCGAGGGTCTTAAGTTGTTTGTCAAGGATCTTGACGGCAACCTCGAAGAATGCTACCATGATAACCTACGCCTAATTTGGAACCGCTGATGGCATTTAAATATGATGAAGATAAACTCTTACAGGAGTTGCGTGATTACATTTCTGGAACCTACACACAACATTACTCTGCTGGCAATGACAGTATCCAAACGTTAGACCTGATTGAAGCATGTGGTGACGCTGAGGCATTCTGCCGTAGCAACATCTTGAAGTATGCTTCTCGTTACGATAAGAAGGGCACTGCACGTCGGGACATTATTAAGATCCTGCACTACGGTCTCCTCCTTCTTCACTTCTCTGACAAGACCTCTGTTATCGAACCCTACAACCAATGAGTAAAGTTATCCTATCTAAAAAGACTCTCGATGTCCTCAAGAACTTTTCCACAATCAATTCCTCCATCGTATTCCGAAAGGGAAGCACAGTACGCACTATCAGCAATGCAGAAAACATACTCGCAAAGTTTACTGGCGAAGAAGTGTTTCCTGCTGACTTCGCAATTTATGATCTCAGTCAGTTTCTTAGCGGGATCTCTTTGTTTAATGATCCTCAGCTCGAGTTCACATCTAGCGATTTTGTTAGCATCCGTGGGGGGCGTCAGTCTGCTAAGTATTATTTTTCGGATCCTGAAATTACGCTCAAGAGTGCTCCAGAAAAGAATGTAAACTTCCCTGGTGCAGATCTCCAGTTCAATCTAACTGGTGATGATCTCATTGCTTTGCAGAAAGCATCTGCTGTTTATGGTCTCCCTGATCTTACATTCCAGTCTGAAGAAGGGCTAGATACTATCAAAATTATTCTTCGGGATAAAGAGAATGATACCAGCAATACTTACGATATCACCGTGGGTGGTTGTTCTACTGGCACCTATTCTTTGGATGTCAAGATTGATAACATCCGTCTACTCCCTGGTGATTACACTGTCAAAGTTTCTAAGCACCTCATCTCAGAGTGGACAAACACCAATGTTGACCTCACCTACTACGTGGCACTGGAACCTTGAAACATATTCTCTTTACTTTAAAAGATTGTACAAGGGATCTCCTCAATGATGAGGATTTTATACGAGACATTGTTTACAGTGCCTCTAAAAAGTGCAAGTCAACATTGCTTGCACTTCATTCTCACAAGTTTGATCCTCAGGGTGTAACTTGTGTTGCCATGCTTGCTGAGTCTCATATCAGCATCCATACCTGGCCAGAGAAAGGCATGGCGGTGTGTGATATCTTCACATGCGGTGAGCATACTAAACCCAAGAAGGGTGTAGAATATATGCAAATGATGTTCAATGCCAAGGACATCGTATCTAAATCATTTACCCGACCACTTGAATGAGCAAAGAGTTTTTGTGGGTGGAGAAATACCGCCCCAACATTGTTGAAGATTGCATCCTCCCTGACAGCATCAAGAATGTCTTTCAGGGTTTTGTTGACCAGGGTGAACTTCCTAACCTGCTGCTGAGTGGCACTGCAGGTGTGGGCAAGACTACCATTGCTAAGGCGCTGTGTGAGGAGATTGGTGCCTCTTACATCGTGATCAATGGATCCGATGAGGGACGCTTCCTAGACACTGTGAGGAACCGTGTAAGACAGTTTGCCACAACCATCTCTCTGACCTCTGGAGCGTCCCACAAGGTCGTTATCATCGATGAGGCAGACAACACCACTAACGACGTGCAACTGTCCCTCAGGACCGCTGTGGAGGAGTTCCATGGCAACTGTCGTTTCATCTTCACCTGCAACTTCATCAACAAAATCATCGAACCACTGCACTCACGTTGCACGGTCGTTGACTTCAGGATCAAACCTGAGCAGGCAACTGGTTTGCAGGGTCAGTTCTTCACTCGCCTGAAAACTATTCTAGATCACGAGCAGATCCAGTATGAAGATAAAGTTCTCGCTAAACTTACTAAACGTTATTATCCCGATTGGCGCAGGCTTATTAATGAGTGCCAGAGGTATGCCGCTACTGGAAGTATTACTTCTGCTATTCTCGTGGATGTCGCTGATGTTAATCTTGACACTCTTTTGAGTTCTTTGAAGAAGAAAGAGTTTACCAACGTGAAGAACTGGGTTGTTCAACACATGGACAATGACCCTAGCATGGTGATGCGTAAGATCTATGACAACATCTATGATGTGTTGAAACCTGCTTCTATCCCTGAGGCAGTCCTTATCATTGCCAAGTATATGCGTGACATTAGTATTGTCCCCGATCAAGAAGTTAACATGCTTGCTTGTCTTACCGAGATCATGATGAGTTGTGAATTCAAATGAGTTTACTGAAATTCATTGAGAAAGACCCAAAGATTCAACGCATGGAGGAAATGCATGAGCGACTCAAAAACGAACCAGCAAGACAATGGAAATGGATACGTGAAAACAACACCAGAAAATGTAAGAGAAGCGCATGAAGCATTGTTTCATGCTACAATGAATCTACCAGCAGCTGCTGCCCACTGTGGCATGACGCTGAAGCAAATGAAACTGACCTTTTGGGAATACCTTAAATATAATCCACCTACTTACGAATCAGAATGACTACAATGCTATTGTTTCCTACTCCAGTTTATGTTGGAGAGGTTGAAAATTTTGATGAAGTCCAAGCAGAAGTTAAGACTGCTATTGATAACACTGACTTTCAATATAAGGAAGATTGGGGAAGCACTCACTACCTATCTGATATTTCATTTACAGGAAATGTAATCGATGATTTTAGGATGCAGAATCTTATGAATGAGATTCACCATCATGTGGGTAATTACTTAGAAGATTGTGAAGTATCAAAGTCTCCACACTACTACGACAATATCCCATATAATGTTGCTACTAGTTGGATTTCAAAGTATGTCAATGGGTCGTATTCGCATATCCATTCTCATGGAAATGCTGATATTTCTGGTGTGTATTATTATAATACAGTTCCTAATAATGCAAAGTTTATGGTGACTAGTACAGTGGAACATCTTGAGTGTTCTACACTACTTGCACATAGAGGATTTAATCAATATTTTGATCCTAAACCTGGAGAATTGATCTTGTTTCCTGGTTGGTTAAAGCACGGTGTGCAAACATACAGTGGAGACGAAGAAAGATACTCGGTATCTTTTAATATTTACTTTGTAAAAAAAGAAAACATTAATTATGGCAACCCTGAAATCACTAAAGACACCCCTTAGGTATCCTGGAGGTAAGAGTAGAGCACTAAGCAAACTCTTCCAATACTTTCCTGACCTCAAAGGTTACAAGGAATACAGAGAACCTTTCCTTGGTGGTGGTAGTGTAGCACTTGAGATTACTAAACGATATCCTGGTTTGGATATTTGGGTGAATGATCTTTATGAACCACTCTATAACTTCTGGCGAGAACTGCAGGATCACGGCAATGAAATTACGGACATACTCCTCCAACTTAAACAAAGGCACCCTGACCCCAGTTCCGCCAAAAAACTTTTCTTGGATGCTAAGGAGTACCTATCAGGGTCTGCAACAACAGATAAGTTCCCTCCATACAATGAAAACATTTGGAGGGCTGTTTCTTTCTACGTTGTCAATAAGTGTTCTTTCTCTGGTCTTACTGAGTCTTCGTCATTCTCCAAGCAAGCAAGTGATTCCAACTTCTCCCTTGCGGGTATCGAACGACTCCGTGATTATCAAAAACTGATTGGCAATTGGAAAATTACTAACAAGTCCTATGAATACATCCTTAGCGATAACAAGCAAACATTCACTTACCTCGATCCCCCCTACGAGATTGGAAGTAATCTATATGGCAAACGGGGGAGTATGCATAGCGGGTTCAACCACGACCATTTTGCTATCAAGTGTGATCGGTTTGTTGGTCCTCAATGTATATCTTATAACTCGTCTCAACTTATTCGTGAGAGGTTTGAAGGGTGGACAGCAGCAGAATTTGCACACACCTACACAATGCGATCAGTAGGGAGTTATAATACAGATCAAGCAGATCGCAAGGAACTCGTCCTAACCAACTATGAAGTGTGAAGTCAAACTCTTTGTTGCTGGCAAGGTCTTCACTGAGGAGGTCTATGCCCGTGACTACCAGGAGGCAAGGCAAGTTGCCCTTGCACGTAACCCCAATGCTAAAGTGATCGGAGTAAATGCGAAGTTCTAATGTGGAGAATCTGGGCAAAAGCACTAGGTGAAAAGTATGGACGCACAGACCGAGAGGCTGATACTATTGCTGGCATACGCACCCTTATTTTTATTTCTTACTTGGTTACCAACCTTTTTATTATTAGTGGAGTGATTAGACACTGGAATGACGTACCAACTGAAAGACTACCTTTACAGCATCAATCAATCAAAAAAGAATATTCTTGATGGCGATCCTGATGCTGAGCGAGGTTATCCTCCTTACATTATTAACAGGTGCCTCAGTTCTTTTACGGATACTATCTTGTATGCCAATGAGATGAACAGGTATCCAGAACTACCTAAGAAGATGCAATATGACTTTTTGCTAAATAGTGTGAAGCCAAGGAAAAGATTTTCTCCTTGGGCACGTAAAGATTCTATTGATTATCTTGAAGTAGTCAAAGAGTATTATGGTTATAATGACGATAAAGCACTCCAAGCACTCAGGATTCTCACCAAGGATCAACTAGATCATATTACAAAGGCATTGAATAAAGGTGGAAGGAAATGAGTGTTGAAACTGAAGTCCAGTGGAAGCAAACTGACATGGTGGAAGTCGTCCTTGGTGAACCAGATGACTTCCTAAAAGTAAGAGAAACTCTTACTCGCATTGGTGTCGCTTCTCGTAAAGAAAAAAAGATTTTCCAATCTTGTCATATCTTGCATAAACAAGGTAAGTATTATATCGTACACTTCAAAGAGTTGTTCGCTCTTGACGGAAAGAATACCAACCTGTCATTAAATGATGTTCAACGTCGCAATCGTATCGTACAACTCCTCAGTGATTGGGGACTTATTACTGTGGTAAACGTAGATAAGATTGCTGATCTTGCGCCCCTCAATCAAATCAAAGTTCTTTCATTCAAAGAAAAGAATGATTGGACACTTGAGTCTAAGTATAATATCGGTCGTAAAAAGACTGCGGTTGAGTAAACCGTAAACTTTAATACGGTTTCCCCTTATTAAAGGTTTAGTCAAAGTCCTTAAATAATACTGTGATGCCTTCGGGGTCACAGTAAACGTCGCTTATTTAAGGACATGACTAACATAACCTGGGAACACTATACCCCCTATTCAATCGGATTCAATGAAACGTTCAGCAGACTTGATGCTCTCGCGGGAGGTGGAACAAATTATCCACCTTACAATGTTGTCGATGGAGGTGGTGGTAGAACACTACTGGAAGTCGCTCTTGCTGGATTTTCAGGAGGAGATATTGAAGTCGAGACGGAACGAAATGTCTTGACAGTATCTGCTAGAAAAGCACCAGAAGACAAAGAACGTCAGTATTCTCACAAGGGAATCTCATACAGGACATTCTCTCGTAACTGGCAAATGGCAGATGATGTAGAAGTGGAAGACGTTAAGTTTGTTGATGGTCTCCTTACAATCACTCTAGTCAAAAACTTACCTGAAAAACAGAAGAGAAAAAAATGGTTCTAAATAGAATCGAAGGGGACTTGACGGTCCCCTTTTTTGATGGTAGACTAAATTGAACTCTTTAAACTTATGGCAGTATCAGTCGTTACTTTAAAAACTGGTGACCGTGTTATTACTGAGTTAAAAGAAGTCTTCGACGGAGAAGGCGAAGATAAAAAAGGTATTTGTCTTCTGATGGAAGACCCATACGTTCTTAACTTAGATGGCGGTACACCTCAATACCTAACTGAAGCACATGGTATGGAATACCAAGTTCGCTTTAGCAAGTGGAATCCGTATTCAACAGACTACGTGTTTAAGATTCCATATGATTGTGTCATGACAATCAGTACACCAGAACCAGGACTGGAAAATGCCTGGAAGCAAAAAATTACTGAGAAAAAGGAACTAGAAAATGAGTGAACCAAACTACAACCATAACGTTCGCGTTGTAACTCTTGTTACTGGTGAGCGTGTGCTGTGTCTCTTTGGTGCAGTTCGTGATGAAGAAGATGGTAAGATCAATGCATATCGATTGATCTATCCTTATATTCTGACTTTGGGCAAACCAAATGAGGATGGAACTATGCCTATCAATTACACTAGGTTCAATCCTTTCAGTCCTTTTGAGGAGCACATTGTTGCAGGTGAGCATATCATTAGTGTTGTTCTTCCAGACGACCAGATCTTCCAGAACTTCCGTGAGAAACTTGTGGAAGCTGGATTAAAAGATGATCAAATCTTCTACCCAGAATCTGAACCTGAAGAATGAAGTTTCCTCTTCTGAATACATTTCAAGTAGATGAATCTATTGTTTCTTTCTTGAACAGAAAATTTGAACAATACTCAAGTTCAAATTCATTAGTATTCCCAGCAAAAACAAATGATCCTGTTTATGTTAGTAAAACAGGTATTCATACTACAAACTTATGTTTATGGGATGACGATGAATATAGAAACTTTTTAGATAATACACTACTTGAAATGTGTTCCAAAGAGTTGGAACTAGATAGAGATAATATTGATATTCACTTTACTCATTTTTTCGATTATCGGAAAGGTGGTTGGGTGAGACCACACAAGCATTCTCCTTTTGAGGATTATGTAATGTTCATCTATACAAATACATGTTCTTCTGGACACACTGTATTTTATTTGAATCCTGATCACAAGGATAGAACAACAGTAAAGTTGCAACCTACTTCTGGTCTTGCTGCTTTCTTCTCTTCTTCTCTAGTTCATGAAGCTGAGTATACAAGTGAACCGAAAAGAATTTTTGTAGTTGGGATTAAAATTAACTTATGGAAATAACAGCGAACTTATTGAAACTACAAAATGAGTGGATCATTGCTCAAGTAGAACCAGTTGAGGGGGACACCTTGCCAGGTGACCCTGATGTCTGGATGGTGGAACCCTACCTAGTAGACTATGAAGGTCAACTGGTTCCTTGGGCAGAGCACTCATCTGAACGTGAATTCAATGTCAGGTCTTCTGACATTACCGTTGTGACCAACCCTAGCAAGACTATCCTTGCTCGTTATATTGAATGCCTTGAATGAAGTTTTACACTAGTGTTGAGCAAGCAGGCAACCGTCTGCTTGTACGTGGTTATGAGAACGGCAATCGCTACAGCGTTAGGGTTCCATTTAACCCAACGCTGTATTTGCCTACTAAGAATTATTCTGAGTGGCGCACCCTTGAGGGTGACTGTGTAGAACCTCATAAGTTTGGATCTATCACGGAGGCACGAGACTTCGTGAAGCAGTACAAAGAAGTGGATGATTTTGAGATCTATGGAAACTCTAGGTTCTTGTATCAATACATTGCTGAACAGCATCCTGAGGAAGAACTCAAGTTCGACTCTTCCAAGATCCGTGTATTTACCATCGATATTGAAACCGCTGCCGAAAACGGATTTCCAGATATTGAAACTGCCGATCAGGAGATCCTTGCCATCAGTATCAAGGACAGCTTCTCTGGTCGCATTATTGTGTTCGGGGCGCGAGCATTCAATAACCAAGACCCCATGGTGGACTACATGCATTTCCGATCAGAAGAAAGCATGTTGGGCGC